CAAGATGAAAAACTCTACTAATACTAATTTATTAATATTGGATGAAACATTTGATTCAAGTTTAGATACAGATGGTGTGGATAACCTTATGAAGATACTATATGCATTAGACTCTAATACTAATACTTTTGTTATCTCTCATAAGCCTGACCTATTGGAATCTAAACTAGATTCAAAGATAACCTTTAAGAAGATTAATAACTTCTCTGCCATTACTTAATACTAAGGTTCCCAGATAACCCTTAGGATTTAATAGTATGTATAATATAATTATACAAAAAACAAGCAAAAACTAAACTAATTTGGTATCCATTAAGGGATACCTTTTTGTATCCCCATTCTTTTTGAATTTAGTTGCAAGTAGCGCGCTAGTTATGATATAATATACTATATACAATAAAAAAAGAGGAAATATCTATGAATTTTAAATCACAAGATTATTTAGCCAAACTATTAGCCAAGGAGAACTTAGAAGTTCAACATGGTAATTATCAAACAGCATCATTCGATGTTGAAAATAGAGTGTTAAGACTACCATTATGGCAGGCCAAGGGTAAAGCTGTTTATGATTTACTTGTAGGTCATGAAGTTGGACATGCTTTATATACGCCAGTTGATGGCTGGCATAACTCTGATAAAGTTATCCCGGGTGTTCCAAAATCAATGATTAATATTATTGAAGATATTAGAATTGAAAAGAAGATTCAAAACACATACCCGGGCATTATAAGAGCTTTTAAACAAGGTTATAAAGTACTATTTGATGATAACTTATTTGGTACTGTTGGTAAAGATCTTGCGTCATATAATTTTATGGATAGATTAAATATTCATTCTAAAGGTAGAGGTTATGCCCCAGTTGAATTTGATAAAACAGAACAATTATTTGTTGATTTGGCAATGGGTGTTGAAACTTGGGAAGATGTTCTTAAGACATGTCAAGAGATTAGTGATTGGTTAAAAAACAAAGAGGATTATGAAGAACCTCAAACTACTATAAATGGAGATGAAAATGGAAACACAGAAAATGAACAAGGCACTGGCCAGTCTAATTGCATGGAAGAAGGTGGACAAAACAATAGCCAGAATGAAGGAATTAGAGAAGAAGAGGATTCAGAAGAAAGCTTAACTGATAAAGCCCAAAGAGAAAATGAGGGTGATCTATTAGATAAAGATGAGGAAGGTAAACAACCTCTTTATTCTGCTGGTATGTCTGATGATACGATTGAAAAAGTTATCGTATCATATAATGAATTAAAACAAACTAGATTAAATGAAAATAGAAGTGTTTATGATCACCCAGAATTACCGGGTCTTTATAAAGAGGCATTATCATCAGGTATTACAAAAACTGTTAATCTTATGGCAAAAGAATTTGAACGTAAAAAGGCTGCTTGGGAATACTCAAGATCAACTGAAGCTAAAAAAGGTTCATTAAATACTAATAAGCTACACCAATATCAATACTCAGAAGATATCTTTCTTACTGTTAATCGCTTGGCCACTGCTAAGTCTCACGGCATGTTTATGTTAATTGATTTTTCTGGTTCAATGGCTGGTATCCTAGCTGATGTGATTAAACAAACCATTACAATTGCTTTATTTTGTAAAAAAGTTGGTATTCCATTTGAGGCTTATTCATTTACAACTAGACCTTCATATGAAAACGGTCCATTCAATATTAAAGAAAATGAAATTGAAAATGTTGATTCCGTAAAATTGGTAAATATTATTTCATCTTCTCTTAAGAAAAATGATTTTAATGAAGCATTAATGCATTTATATGGTGTTGGTGAAAATCGTGATTATGCATCTTCACTTCATTGGGTGGGTCTTTCATACTACGACCGTATGGGTGGAACACCTCTTATTCAATCTATTATTGCGAGTGAAAAACTTATCAATAAGCTTAGAGCCAAAACAGGTGTTCAAAATATGAATGTTATGATTTTAACTGATGGTATGGGTGACTGGATCCAAACTAAAAATTACTATGATATACTTTCAGGTGATACTGATGTTAACAAGAATAAAATGCGAATTAAATTTGGTAATAAAATGATTGTGGGTGATACATCTGAAGAAGTTCAGGAAAGTGCCCTTAAAGTGTTGGGTGAACTTACTGGAGCTAAGGTTCTTGGCTTTTTCCTTTGTGGAACTAAATCAGACTTTTGGCATGGATATAAAATTGCTTCAAATGAGGAATATGTATATTCACATGAGGAACCATATAAAAAGGCTCATTCTGAATGGGCTAAGAATGGTGTAGTTACTTATAAAGATGCTGGTGGATATGATGAATTTTTCATTGTTAAAGTTGGTACTAAAAATGTACCTACCGAGTTTGAAGTTGAAGATAAAAAAGGTACTGGTATTGCCATTAAAGATATTAAACGTGAATTTAGAAAATTCAATAAGAATACTAATAAGGCTAAAATGCTTGTTAATAAGATCACTGATGCTGTTGCAGCTTAGGTATCACTATGGGGATACAAAAAGGTATCCCCATTTAGTTCGAATTTAGTTAACACTTTTGAGCTAAGTATGTTATAATATACATATACAAAATAAAAAAAGGAGTAATAATATGAATAAAAAAATAATCGAACAATTACAAAAGAACTACCCAGACACTACTGAATTTTTACCTAGCCAGGTAATTGCTTCCGCGGCTCAAGTAGGTATCGACGAAACTGGAATTTATAAAGAAATGCAAAGTTTCCCTAAAGTTCGTAGAGGTGTTTATGATATGGCTGGTGTAGTTACACCATTTAAAGCTAAAGCTAAAAATGTTGTTGAAAACATTGGTGTATCTTCTGTTGCAAACAATGAAGTTTATATCCCTACACCGGATTCTACATTTGTTGAATGGGGTAACTTTAGAGATGTATTTAAAATTATTAAATCTCAAATGTTTTATCCAACATTTGTTACTGGTTTATCTGGTAATGGTAAAACATTTATGATTGAACAAGCCTGTGCTAAAGCTGGCCGTGAATATGTTCGTGTTCAAATATCACCTGAGACTGACGAGGATGATCTAATTGGTGGTTTTCGTTTATTAAACGGTGAAACTGTTTTCCAAAAAGGTCCTGTTATTAAAGCCATGGAAGCTGGTGCAGTGTTATTAATTGATGAGATTGATAGAGGCACAAATAAAATTATGTGTCTACAAGGTGTGCTGGAAGGTAAGCCTGTTTTAATTAAGAAGACCGGTGAGGTTGTAACACCTGCAAAAGGGTTTAATGTTCTTGCCACAGCCAATACTAAAGGTAAAGGATCTGATGATGGTAGATTTACCGCGGCGACAATTCTTGATGAAGCTTTCCTTGAAAGATTTACAATTACTGTTGAACAAAGTTACCCATCAGCTGTTACTGAAAAGAAAATCATTATGAAGCATATGGAAAAATTTGAAAAGATTGATACTGAATTTAGTGAATTGCTTGTAGGTTGGGCAGACACAATTAGAAAGACTTTTGAAGATGGTGGTGTTGATGAGATTGTTTCTACTCGTAGATTATGTCACATTGTACAGACGTATTCAATCTTTGGTAAGAGAGACAAGGCAATTGCTTTATGTGTTAACAGATTTGATGATGACACTAAAGAGGCTTTCCTTGATTTATACACAAAGGTAGATGCTACTGTGTCAGGAACAGGTGAATACCCAAATGCATCTTCAACTGATGACTTTAATATTTAAACTAATTTGAAAAATAATCCGTTTAGGGGTTTACTTTTGCTCCTAAATGTGTTATAATATACATATGAACGAAATAAATTACAAATACAATGAAGATAAACTACTTAACGAATTTATCTTATATATAAATAAAACGTACGGTGAGCACTATGCTTCTGAAGATGGTGTACAAACGATGGATTTAATATCATCGACGAATAAAGGCCTAGACTATAGTTTAGGTAACGTCATTAAATATGCTGCACGATATGGCAAGAAGGCTGGTTACAACCGGAAAGATCTTGTCAAGATTATGCACTATGCTTTATTGGCATTGAATGAACATGATTTAAATAATGAAAAGGAGTTAGTGAATGAAACTAAGTAATAATACAATTGAAGTCTTAAAAAACTTCTCGGCAATCAATAGCAATATTGCTTTTGGTACTGAATCAAAAGTGCTACGTACAGTGGCAATTTCAAAAAATCTGATGGCAAAATCAAATGTGGAAGAAGATTTTCCATATAAATTTGGTGTATATGACCTACCACAATTCTTAAGTTGTCTTGGTATGTTTGAAAATCCTGATTTAGAATTTGATGATTCTCAAAAGTTTGCTCTTATCTCGGATGGTAATTCTACAATTAAATATTACTTCTCTGATATTGAGAACTTGGTTACAACAGATAAAGATCTAAATATGCCAAACATTGATGTAACATTTACAATCACTGACTCTCAGTTAGGTGCAATTAGAAAAGCCTCAGGTGCATTAAGTGGTGATAATCTTGTTATTACTAAGAAAGATGATGGTAACATTAAGCTTACTGTAACCGACATTGATGATCCAACATCAAATGAATATAGTTTAGATATTACTGATTGTAATATTGATACTGAAGCAACATTTGAATTTATCTTTAACATTGGTAACTTCAAATTTAACACAGCAGATAAATATGTCTTTGGAATTTCTTCCAAGATGATTTCATCTGTGGTGGCAGGTGATACCAATTACTGGGTTGCCTTAGATAAAAATTCTAAATACGGAGTATAAAAATGAGTGAAAAAGTAAAAGAAGCAGTAACAGAAGAAGCACCAGGTATTGGTTTACAGGACATCGCGGCTTGTGTACAAATTATTGACATTGTAACCAAACGTGGAGCATTTGAAGGTGCTGAATTAGGTGATGTTGGTACTATTCGCAATCGTCTTTCAGCATTCTTAGAGGCTAATAAGCCAGCGGAAGAAGCTACAGATGGCGGAGATGCTAGTGATGATTGATAATAACGAGAAGTGGAAGTTCGTTATCCACCAGAACGAAAATGGTTTATATCATGTTGCTGAAGAGTACTATGATGATAACAATGCAGTTACTGGTTGGAGTGAAGGTGAAATTTTAATTACTACCGAGAAAGATGACCTTATTCCTTTATTGGAAAAAGCTCTTAATGATCTTAGAGGCTAGTTAGACTCGGGCCTGTAGCATAACGGTTAATGCAGTGAACTCATAATTCATTGAGTCCTGGTTCAAATCCAGGCAGGCCCACCAAGTCTCGGTAGCTCAACTGGATAGAGCAACGGCCTTCTAAGCCGTAGGTTAAAGGTTCAAGTCCTCTCCGGGACACCAAATTTTATTAAAGGATTATATTATGTTAGAAAGTGAAGTGAAAGATGTAAAAAGTGTTATGCAAGATGTTTTAGATTCAATGATTAGAATTGACTCTGAAAAAGATTTTATTAAAGAAACTATTAATGCGCTTGCCGAGAAATATACACTAGACAAAAAGGTACTTAAAAAGGTAGCATCTATTTTGTATAAATCAAACATGGCAGAAGTTCAAGCCAACAATAATGATGTTGAAGAACTTTATGAAGATTTAACGAAATAGGGGTTTACTTTTGGCCTGTTTTGTGTTATAATAGTATTATGAAGCACGGGTTAACTGATTAATATTTTAATCACCTCCGCCTTTTTAGCACTCCGGGAGTAGTGTGTGCGAAAACTCCCCCTAATTTAAATAATGGAGACGTAAATGAGAAATGACTTTTTATGGGTAGAAAAATATCGCCCAACCACTGTAAACGATTGTATTTTAGATACATCATTAAAAGATACATTTAATGAGATAATCAAAGGTGGAGAGTTACCTAATATGATGTTTACTGGTACTGCAGGTGTAGGAAAAACAACTGTTGCCAGAGCATTATGTAATGAATTAGGACTCGATCATATTATCATTAACGGTTCCGAGGATGGCAACATCGATACCCTTAGGGGTAAAATTAAACAGTTCGCTTCGACTGTTTCACTTATGGGAGGATATAAAGTAGTCATTCTTGATGAAGCAGACTACCTAAACCCCCAATCAACTCAACCAGCGTTACGTGGTTTCATTGAAGAGTTTTCTAACAATTGTCGATTCATTCTAACTTGTAACTTCAAGAATAGAATCATTGAACCATTACACTCTAGATGTTCTGTGTATGAATTCAATGTTGGCTCAAAGGCTACTCTTGCAGGCCAGTTTATGGAAAGGTTACAATTTATCCTATCAGAGGAAAAAGTAACTGCGGAACCAGCAGTGTTAGCCGAATTGATTATGAAGTATATCCCTGACTGGCGTAGAGTTATTAACGAATGCCAACGATATGGTATTGGTGGTTCTATTGACTCGGGTATTCTTACTACACTATCAGAGACATCTATTAAAGAACTTATGGAAGACTTAAAGAAAAAGAACTTTAAAGGTATGCGTAAATGGGTAACTAATAATATTGATATGGAATCTGCTAAACTATTTAGAATGATTTATGATAATATGTTAGAATATGTAGAGCCTAATTATATCCCTCAACTGGTAATGACTCTTGCTGACTACTCATATAAAGATGCATTCGTCGCAGATCATGAACTTAACACTGTTGCTTGTCTCACGGAGATTATGGCACAAGGTAGCTTCAAATGATGGATTCATTTATCTTTGACTTTGAAACATTAGGTACCGACGTACAAAAGTTACCTGTTCTTTCTATTGCTTGTTATGCTTTCGACACAAAACGCTTTAAGGATAATCCATACACAATGGGTGAGATTATTAAAGATGCAAAGTTTATGAAATTTGATGTTGCAGACCAGGTAAAGAATTACAATAGAGTTATTGATCCGTCTACACTTGAATGGTGGAATTCACTAGGCCCAGAAATTGTAGAGGCTAATTTGAAGCCTACTGAAAATGATAAGCCACTTGTTGATCTTCATAATTTAATTGTTGCTGAATATCCTGCCAATGCATATGTATATACAAGAGGTAATACATTTGATCCTATGATTATCACAGCATTATGTAAGCAACTTAATATGGTTGAACCATACCCTTGGTGGAAAGTTAGAGATATGAGATCACTTATTGATGGTCTTACTTGGGGGTATGATGTAAATACTTCTTTCATTCCGGATGGAGTCGATGAAGCATCATTACAATTACATGACCCAAGAACAGATATTGCTCTTGACATTATTAGATTCCAATCAATCATTCAAGCAACAACATGAGTAAAAATCCATTCGACTATTTAAACTCGATTAATAATACAAAGAAACATATCCTGGAAGAGGAAAAGAATTATGCACCATTTATGATTAACCGTGGTCTTTCTTACTTCCCAGATACGGTCTTATTCGCCAATGAAATGAATATCAACCACCATTTGGATAACGAGCTCCAGTATAATTTTCTTATAAATATTGTTAGGAAACGAAAACGTTTCTCGAAGTGGAACAAAGTTTCTGAATCCGATGATATTAATGCCATCAAAAAGTACTATGGCTATTCTAATGAAAAGGCCAGAGATGTTCTTTCGCTTCTTACTAATAATGAATTGAAGCAAATTAAGGAAAGAATAGATCATGGTGGAAACAAACGATGAACTGGTAGATTGGAACCCTGATATGATGTTAGAGGTTATTTTAGGTCAACCAGATGACTTCTTAAAGATCAGAGAAACCCTAACGAGAATGGGTGTGGCATCTAAAAAAGACTCAAAATTATATCAATCTTGCCACATATTACATAAGCAAGGTAGATATTTCATAACACATTTTAAAGAATTATTTTTATTGGATGGTAAGCCTTCCAATTTAACTACTAATGATTTAGGTAGACGAAATACAATTGTCCAGTTAATGAGCGATTGGGGTTTATTAGAAACCGTAACATCAATAGGCGAGACTGCTCCATTAAATCAAATTAAAATAATTTCACATAAGGATAAACATAACTGGGAATTATGTCCTAAGTATAATATTGGTGTAAAATGAATATATTTAAAAGCCCTTGGCACTTCGATAAATTTAAAGAAGATAAAGAAGGTGAATATGTAAAAGTAGTTGGAAGATTTTCTAATGATGTATCTGATGAAATTAAATTATTAAGATCAGGTCTTAAAGATAAATTTACTTCTAAAACATATAATACACAAGGTTATGGCCATGCCGCTAATAAACCGAGTGAAGGCCATGAGAAAGAGGATGCATTAAATCCTGATGGTGATCCATCAGCAAAGATTTTTAGTCATTTCAAATTTAAAGGTTTTGAAGATCAACTTCCTATTATACAAAAAATGACAGACTTCTTTGAATTTAATATGGATAAACCATTTACAAAGAAGTTGGATGATCAAATGCCTAATGATCAATTGATGTGGCATATAGATAATTATCCGGGTAATCCAACAAAAGAAGTTGTACATAGTCCTGATTTTAAATATCAAGACAATGATAAAATTAGATTTTTAATTATGTTAGAGGACCATCAACCCGGTCAGATTATACAATTTGGTAATATAGTATATACCCAATGGAAAGCTGGTACAATATATACTTGGGATTGGTCGACTTTACCACATGTTACATGGAATGGAAGTTGGCATAAAAGAATGGCATTACAATTAACTGGGTCTGGAAGTAAAAAAACTTGGGATATAGTTAAGAAAGGAAGTAAAGAAAAGATATATATACTATAACATTTACATTATTTTTATATTATGGATTTTGATTTAAACGCAATACTGGCTTTATTGTCCGGTACTATCTATGGATTAATAGTTGGTATTATCCCGGGTGCTGGTGCAACAACAGGCCTAATTGCAATATATGGATTCATTTACATGTTTCCAGATCCCTACTTAGCAGTAATCTTTTGTATGGCGGTAGTAGCTGCTTCAACCACTGCTGACACCTATACATCAGTTTTATTGGGAATTCCTGGAGCTAATTCTGCAGCGGCAACAATGGTAGATGGCTTTCCTCTTGCCCAACAAGGTAAAGCAACATATGCAATCTCTGCAGCAATAACAACATCAACCATTAATGGTTTATTATGGGGAATTCCGGTATTCTTGTTCTTCCCATATTACGCAGAAATAATGCTATTCTTTGGTACACCTGAATTGTGGATGTTTACTATTTTAGCTATGGCAACAGTAGTATTTGTATCAAATAGACATTTTGTTAGAGGCATAATTGCTTTAGCTACTGGTATCTTTATTGGATTAATTGGTATTGATCCTCAAACAGCTACAGATCGATATACATTTGGCTGGGACTACTTAGCAGATGGGGTACAATTAATTACATTAGTGGCAGGATTATTTGCTGTTCCTGAAATGTTAGATGGTCTTAGAGATTCGCAAGTAAGGGCAAAGGCTAGTAAAGATGGATATAAACAAACAATAGATGGTATAAAGGCTGTTTGGAAACATAGATGGTTAGCCTTAAGAGGTGGTATAATTGGAGCATTAGTTGGAGCTTTACCTGGACTAGGAGGTGCAGTATCTGATTGGATGGCTTATGGTCAAGCAGTAGCAACTACTAAGAACCCTAAACCAGAATTTGGTAAAGGTAATATCATTGGAGTTATTGGGCCGGAGGGATCTAATAATGCTCAGAAAGCAACAAGCATGGTACCTACAGTTTTATTTGGAATTCCCGGTGCATCTTTTGCTGCTATCTTACTCGGGTTATTTGGAATGCTTGATTTTGAACTTGGGTCTATGGATCTATTAGCAGATACAAAGTTCTTTGAAAGTATGACTTATGGATTTTTATGGGCAACTGTACTAATAGCTATTATTGGTTTCTTCATCACGAAGTACGTCACAGCTGTTGTCAATGTCCCATATAAATATTATTTTCCTATACTACTTACTATTATTGTAGCAGCTTCTGTGCAATATACTGGTGGTTGGGAGGATTATGCAATGTTTATCATTGCAACAATCTTGGGTGTTTCTTGTAAGCATTTCAAGTTTAACAGAGCGGCTTTACTCATAGGTTTTATATTAGCTGAACGGGTAGAAGCTTTAACTTTGCAAACGTTTTCATTATATAATGTTGGTGATTTATTTACTAGGGTTACATTTGATATACTATTTGCTATGACCGTCGTAGTTTTAGTTTACGGCATTAAAAAGGGGTGGAACTCAAAACTTGAGTTCTCTTAAACAATTATTCTATATAAGGAAAAAAATGAATAAAAAAATAATTGCATTAGGTTTAATGCTATCATCGTCAATTGCATTAGCAGACACTTTTACATTTATCTCGCCACAGAAGCCAGGTTCTGGTACATCTCAGTGGACTGATATTGTTGTTAAGGAGTTAAGAAAGCATATGCCAGGAGATACTTTAAATGTACGTTACTTCCCAGGAGCTAGAGATATTCCTGCAATTAACGCATTTCAAGAAGAGCTTAGATATGATAACAATAACATCGTAGTATCACATGGCGGTAATGGTGTTAGTTTCTTACAAGAACCTACAGCCAAATACAAGTATGGTGATTGGGATTCAATTGGTATGATGAATTTAAATATTATTAATGCTAAATCAAAGGACTTTAATCCATATGAAAAGAGTTTCTGGTCTAGTAATAAAGTAAAATTTGCTGCTTCATCTGGTAGAGTTCCAGATGCAATGGGTATGACATTATTACTTTGTGGTCCTGGTAAATCAGTTGAAGAATACGGTGCTTGCTTCAAAGAGAATGTTAATTGGGTTAAGGGTATGAAGAACGGTGAACGTCGTTTAGCTTTTAAGAGAGGCGAGTTAAATGCTGATAGAGAAAATCCAGCAGCATACAAAAAACATATTATGCCTAATGAAAAATCTGAACTATGGTTCCATCATGGTATCCTTCAAGCAGATGGCTCACATGGTGATGATATTAACTTCCCAGGTTATCAAGTAGAAATTCTATTCGAAAAGATGTATGGGGTTAAACCAGAAGGTGATTTTTACAATGCATATAAGCTAGTTAAATCATTTAGAGATTCACTACAAAAAGCAATGTGGGTAAATAAAAATAACCCTAATCGTGATAAGTTAGTGGCGGCTCTTACTAAGATGTCAAATGACGCGGAAAGTATTAAGGCTATTCAGAAGAAAGTTGGTAAATATGATTGGGTAATTGGTGATGCTGGTAATAAGCAACGTGATACTCTAATGTCATTTATCACTGAAGATGCCTTAACAGATCTAGTTAAATTCTCTAAAGAAACATTAGATGTTAATGCAACCGTGAAATCTGATCTTATCAATAAGTAAATGACTCCGAAGATTTTACTAATTACCGGGCCGCAAGGCTCGGGAAATCATGTATTTTCTAAGATCATGGCCCTCCATCCAGAAGTAAATGGGTGGGAGGCCCTTAACAGAGAATATTGGGTTAATCATGAATTAGAACCATTTAAAGATATTTGGTCAAATCCTGAATTAATTTCTCAAATTGATTGGTCTGAAAATGAATATTGGGTTATTAGTATTAGTAGTCCCTATGTTGATTTTTGTAGAGAAGGTACTAAAACTTTTTACCCAAAATACAAAGAGGTAATTGCTGAGTTAAAAGAACAATGTCAAGTTCAGGTTGGTATTATTGGAAGAGATACTACAATAATGTCGATGGAACAATTGAGAAAAAGAGGGGTTAAAAGCTACCACAATTTCTTAAATAAGATAGAAGATATAACAGGGGATAATGATGTTGTATTTTTAAGTCAGGAATTACTATTTTTATATAGGCATGAATATTTAAAGAATATCAATAATCAACTAATTGTTCCTATTGACTATAACAACAATAAATTGCATTATATTCTAAATGAAGATTATAATGAAAAATTTATACAGTATATAGATCAGTCTTGGTTGGACACAAGAATAGGACCTGATGGTAAATTAAAGGATGGATCTTTACCGCATGACATTGACTAAACGTGATCATGTCTGGTATGTAAAATACCTAAGCGCCATAGTAATTCTTATTGCCATGGTGTTTCATGTTAAAGGCTGGACTCCCTACAACAGTTACATACAGATTATAGGGGCTTTAGGCTGGATATATGTAGGATACAAATGGGATGAAAGGTCCCTAATACTTAATTTTTTACCTCAACTTTTTATTATAGGAATAGTGTTATGGACGAGCTAAGACCGAGTGAATATAATGATTCATAATTTAGCTTTTTCAGGTGGTGTTGATTCATCTTTATTATTATATCTTTTAGCAGAGCAGGCCAGTGATGGTATAATTATTAATACTCGGACCATTGACGTAAAAAGAAGACCAGCTGTTAAAATGCAGGTTGAAAAAATTATTGAATTTATATTAAATGAATTTCCCAATGCAACTATTTTAAGCTCATTTAAAGAGATTCCCAATGAATTAGATTTATCTCAGAAAGAATTTCAGAAGGCTAAAGCTATATTATCGAAAGAATATTTTAAAGGGTGTTTGTCCGGTATAACTAACCAAATGCCTAAAGATTATTATATAGGTAGATACCATCCCAAGTCTGATATGACATATGCTGAAGATGCAGTTATGTCTTTAAGAAAGAATATTAAAGGTGTTTATGCTAATATGGATAAAAGGGATATTGCTTTAATATATAAAGAAAGAGGCTTATTACAGACTTTATTTCCTTTAACTATATCATGCACATTCCCTATTAATTTAACTGATCCTTGTAACAAATGCATTGGTTGTAAAGAAACTTACGCGGCTTTTTATGACTACCTATATAAATAAATATGTAAGTGCTTCGGGCTTATAAACAGGAAGTGATCCAAGAGGATCACTATAATTACAACTCGCTTAACAGGAGAAAACACTATGGCAAACTTTAATCAAGATTTGTTCTTCGGCTTCGATTCATTATTTGATTCGATCAATCAACCTCAAAAACAACAGTCGTACCCACCATATAACGTAATCAAGAAAGGTGATAATCATTACTTTATTGAAATCGCAGTGGCTGGCTTTAAATCAGAACATATCAATTTGACTTTAGAGAAGGGTATATTAACAGTAGAAGGTACAAGACCTCTTACTGATGAAGCAACGGACTATGTTCATAAGGGCATTTCAACAAGAGACTTTACAAGATCATTTACATTAGCAGAAACCATTAAAGTGGTTGGCGCAGATATTGTGGATGGATTGTTATTGATTGGTCTTGAAAATGAAGTACCAGAGGCAGAAAAGCCACAAACTATTAACCTTGGTGAATTTAGTAAAAAAGCTAAAGAACTACTACTAGGTTAAATTTGTAATATACAGTATACATTAACACGTGTACTGTATACCACACTATACAATGGAGACATTATGATACAACTAGTAAGATTAACAACAGGTGAAGAAATTCTTTGCAAAATTGAAAAGGACACTGCAACACTAATTACTGTTACAGATCCGGTCCAACTTATTCCAACCCAAGAAGGCACTATTGCTTTTGCTCCTTATATGGCTTATTGTGAAATTGATAAGTTACATATTAAGGTAGAACATATTATGTTTATTGTCCAGCCTGAGCCGGGTTTGGTAGATAAGTATAAATCTATGATTGGTGATGCACCAACTATTGATACTGGAGAGCAAAAAATAATCGTATAAAGGGTTTACTTTTGGTGCTAAGTATGTTATAATATACTTATGAATCAAAAAATGTATACGAATGCCTATCGGTTTGGCAAAAATATCCGATACCTTGGTTATGAAAATGGGAAGCGTGTGCAACGCACAATTCCTTTTAAACCAACACTTTATGTCACCTCCCAAGATCCTAAGTCTACCTGGAAATCTCTAGAAGGATCACCCGTGGAACCAATTGTCTTTGGCTCTATGAGGGAGGCTTCTGACTTCTCAAAGCAATATGCTAATGTCAATAAGTTTAAGATATATGGTAACACCAACTATGTTGCTCAATATCTTAATCAGGAGTTCCCCGGAAAAATTAAGTGGGATCCGAAACATATTAACATAACATCTGTCGATATTGAAACTAAATTCGATGATGGCTTTCCATATCCGGAAGTTGCTGACCAAGAAGTAACTGCCATTACATGTAAGAATAACATTGATGATATTTACTATGTCTTTGGGTGTGGTGAATATGATGTAGAAAAATCTATCATGCAAGATAATCAGGTGAAGTATATCAAATGTAATGATGAAAAGGAGTTGTTACTTCGTTATACATTACATATGCAAACCGTGGATATTATTACTGGCTGGAATGTCCGCTTCTTTGATATACCATACCTTGTTAATAGAATTGAAAAGATATGTGGTAAAGAGATAATGAAAAAGTTATCTCCTTGGGGTGATGTAACATTAAGAGAAATTGAATCATTTGGATCTAAAAAGCAAACATTCAATCTTAAAGGTGTTGCTATATTAGACTACATTGAGTTATATAAGAAATTTACATACACTGCCCAAGAATCATATAAGTTAGATCATATTGCACACGTTGAATTAGGTGATAGTAAAATATCATATGAAGAACATGGTGACCTTATGGATCTATATACTAATGACTACCAAAAGTTTATTGACTACAATATTAAAGACGTAGAGATTGTGGATAGACTCGAAGATAAAATGGGTCTTATTACTCTCGCAATGACTATGGCTTACAAAGGTGGTGTAAATTTTGAGGAAGTACTAGGCACTGTGGCTATTTGGGACTCAATTATTTACCGAGATCTATCAGACGGTCATGTGGCAATCCCACAAAACAATGAGTCGGTAAAGGGTGATTATCCTGGTGGTTATGTTAAGGATCCTATGGTAGGAATGCATGATTGGGTTGTATCCTTTGACTTAAACTCACTATATCCATCTCTTATTATGCAATACAATATGTCTCCTGAGACTATTCTATCTAATACTGAGGTTGGTGTAACACCCGATGGCATTTTAAATGAGACAATCACTAATAAAGTCCCAGACACTGCTATGGCTGCTAATGGTGTTAGGTTTGATACTAAAAAGATTGGAGTACTACCTAGAATTGTAGAAGAACTATATGCTGAACGTGTAGGTGTTAAAGAGGAGATGTTGAAGGCCCAACAGGAAATGGAAGGGGCTAAAGATAAATCTAAAACAGAACAATACGCTATTGAAAAACGAATAGCAATTGCCAAGAACAAACAAATGGCTATTAAGATTCTACTCAACTCTTTGTATGGTGCAATGGGAAACAAATGGTTTAGGTACTTTGATATGAGGATTGCCGAGGGTATCACATTATCCGGCCAGACTACTATTAAGTGGGCAGAGAAACATCTTAATAAATTTTTAAATAAAACTCTGGAGAGTGATGGAAACACTGATTATGTCATTGCTATTGATACTGATTCTGTTTATGTTAACTTGGGTCCTCTTATACATAAGCTTAACCCTAATAAACCTATTGATTTTCTTGATCAAGTTTGTGGTACAACATTGGAAGATGTCCTTACTAACGCTTATGATGATTTATACAATAGGTTGGGTGGCAGATCTAATAAAATGGTCATGGGTAGAGAAGTTATTGCTGATCGAGGTATTTGGACAGCTAAGAAACGGTATATCTTAAATGTACATGATAATGAGGGAGTTAGATATACTAAACCTAAGTTAAAGATTATGGGTATTGAAGCAATCAAATCCTCGACTCCAGCGATATGCAGACAAGCTCTTAAGGATATGTTTACTACAATTATTACTAAGAATGAAAGTGCTGTTCAGGATGAAATAGCATCATTTAAAGATATATTTCTAAAGTCATCAGCAGAGGAAGTATCATTTCCTAGGGGAATACATGAACTCAAAAAGTGGGAAGATGAAAAGACTATATACTCTAAAGGAACACCAATTCATGTTAGAGGTGCTATAATGCATAACCATGCTGTTAAAGAAAAGAAACTATCGAGAAAGATTAATGCTATTGAGTCAGGAGATAAAGTAAAATTTACATATCTTAAAATGCCTAATCCAATAAAGAGTAACGTTATCTCGTTTGTGGATTATCTTCCCAGACAGTTTAAATTAGATGACTATATAGATTATAATACACAATTTGAAAAGACTTTTGTATCTGTTATTAAACCTATATTAACATCTATTGGATGGGAAATAGAAAAGACTGTATCTCTTGAAGACTTTTTTTAATAAAAAGGGTTTACTTTTGACAAGAAATGTGTTATAATATATTATATAAATCAGGAAAATAAATTATGAATCCAAAATATCCAGTTTACATCATCTCGAAAGGCAGAGCTGATAGTAGAATGACTTCCAAGACTCTAGAAGAGATTGGAGTGCCTTATAGAATTGTTATTGAAAAATCAGAGTATGAAGACTACGCTGCTGTAATTGACCCGGCTAAAATTCTAACTCTCCCAGAAGGATTTAGAGATGATCCAGAGCTTGCCTTCCCAGATGTAGATGGAAGACTTGGTGGTTCTATTCCAGTTCGTAATTGGGTTTGGAAACACTCTATGGAAGAAGGACATAAGAAGCATTGGATTTTAGATGATAACATTCGTCACTTCTATAGACTAAATAGAAATTTAAAGGTACGTGTAACATCAGGAACTACTTTTAGACTATGTGAAATTTTTACTGACAGATATAAAGACATTGGAATGTCTGGTATGAACTATGCGTTCTTTGCTCCTAGGTCTCAAAAGAAAGCTCCATTCTATGTTAATACTAGAATTTATTCATGTATCCTTATTAACAATGAGGTTGAACATAGATGGAGAGGCAAGTACAATGAGGATACAGATTTAAGTTTACGAGTACTTAAGTCTGGGTATAGAACTATTCTATTCAATGCTTATTTATGTGGTAAAGCAGCAACTCACTCGATGAAGGGTGGTAATACGGAAGAAGTATATGAAGTTAAAGATGGCCAAAGCTCTGATAACCGTAGAGAGTTTGCTGAGTCTCTTAAGGCTCAACACCCAGATGTGGTTGAAGTAATTATGAGATGGGGAAGATGCCATCACTTAGTTAACTATCGAGTCTTTAAGCAACCACTCGAATATAAAGATGACTATATACCTAAGTATGGTGTAAACGAATACGGATTAAAAATGATAACAATGGAGGAAGAATAATGAGTGATAATTTATTTGTAATTACCGAACAAGAAGAAGAAAGAAATAAGTGGGATGGTTGGGAAGATATGCCTGAGTATGTCCAGGAAAATGATGAAGCATATCATATGATGAAGGTGAGATTTAGAAACGATGAAGACATTGCAGAGTTTGCTAAGTTAATTGGACAACCTCACATCACTAAGAAGTCTAAGTACACTTGGTTCCCTCGAGTAGATACTACCGAAAATACACTTTTAAGATGGATTGATGAAGATGATCAAAAATAAAACTATACTTGTCACCGGAGGTGCCGGTTTTATTGGGAGTCATTTATGTGAGGAACTAGTAAAGAATAATATTGTGTGGAGTTTAGATAATTATTTTACTGGTTCTGTAATGAATCATGTTACAGGTGTTAATTACGTTAAAGGCCATACAAAAGATATAGAAGATCGAATTGCTATTATTCCAGATATTGTATACCACCTTGGTGAATACTCTCGTGTTGAACAAAGCTTTGATGATATTATGACTGTGTGGGATTCAAATAAGAATGGTACATTTGCCGTACTTGAATTTGTTAGAAAGACTGGTGCAAAACTAATTTACTCTGGTTCATCTACTAAGTTTGCCGATGATGGTATTGGTAAAAATCAAAGTCCCTATGCTTGGACTAAATCAACCAATACAGAACTTGTTAATAATTATTCTAACTGGTTTGGTCTCAACTTTGCAATTACATATTTCTATAATGTGTATGGAGATAGAGAAATATCTACTGGTAAGTATGCAACTCTTATTGCTCTTTTTAAAGAAAAGCTTAAGAATAAAGAACCATTCACGGTAGTTTCTCCTGGCACACAACACAGAAACTTTACACATATTAAAGATATTATTAATGGTCTATTAATTGTTGGTGAAAAAGGTGAGGGTGATGGTTTTGGTATTGGAGCTCAACAGAGTTACTCTATCAATGAAGTTGCAGAGATGTTTGCAACTAAAGCTCATTTGTCAACCATTAAATATTTACCTGAACGACCTGGTAATAGAATGGGTGGTACTGTTCTATCTGATAAAACAAAAGAACTTGGTTGGAAAGAAGAACACAATTTGAAGGATTATATCAATGAACTATTCATTAACACTCTTTAAATCTCTATACGATAATAAGACTAACAAGACAATGACCTTTGATGATTTTCAAGGGCTTGAGGATCTTCTATATAGTTTAGCCAAAGAGCCTAAAGAAACAAAGAAGGATGCTCAACTAATTTCCCCTGCTTCATATAAGAAAGGTACAACACGTGCTAATCTAAATGTAACTGCCTGGGAAGGATGGGCTGCGGTGGATGTAGATTCTCATAAGTTTGAAGGTGATTTACAGGCAGAATTGAAGGCTAGATATGGTAAGTATTACTTTGTATGTTACTCAACAGCTTCCTCTACGGTAGAACATCCTAAGTTTAGACTTGTGTTCCCTCTAACGAATGAAGTATTAACGGAGAAGATATCTCATTTTTGGTTTGCTTTAAATACTGAGCTTGGCGAGATTGGAGACATTCAAACAAAGGATTTAAGTAGGATGTTCTATATTCCAGGTAAGTATAAAGATGCATACAACTTTATTTTTACTAATGAAGCTGAATATATGAATCCATTTGATTTAATAAATAAACATCCATACGTTGAAAAGTCAAAGAGTTTATTTGATAATTTACCACCGGCTATACGTGATGCAATTGTTAAAGAGAGAAAGGCTAAGTTGACCAATACAGATATCTCTTGGACTAACTATACAGATTGTCCATTCGTATCTAAGAAGATGATAAAAGATTATAATAGCATCTCTGATACTGGGTGGTATCATAAGATGTATCAGATTATGGTATCGATTGCGTATGCTGCAACTAAAATGAATTATCCTATTTCCGTATTGGAGATAGTAAGACTATGTAAAGACATAGATCAGGCCACGGGTGACTGGTATAAGAAACGACCCCTTGAAACTGAAGCCGCTAGAGCTTTAGAATATGTAATGAATAATAATTTATAGGAATAGATATGAAAAAGATAAAAGTTGGAATAATTGGATATGGTTTTGTTGGTAAAGCAGCAGCCTATGGTTTTACTACGGATGATAATGAAATTATTATCTCAGACCCACTATTGGGAACTACTACACAGGACGTCATAGATGCTGAGCCAGCAGTGACTTTCATTTGTGTGCCTACTCCTATGGGTAATGATGGAGCAATTGATGCATCAATCGTTAAGACTGTGATGGATGAGATTAATGGTAAATATAAGACTATTACTGTACTTAAATCAACTGTGACTCCTGCTATTGTGGATGAACTATATAAATCACATAACAATTTTGTATATAACCCAGAGTTCTTAACAGAGGCTAATGCCAAGCATGACTTTGAATATGCAACACATCATGTATTTGGTGGTGATATAAAAGATACAAAAGAGCTTGAGCAATACTATTTAAATAATTCAATTTGTAAACCTGCACCAAAGTTTCATATGACACCAAAGGAAGCTTCATTTGTTAAGTATGGTATGAATTCTTTCCTTGCTACTAAAGTATTATTCTTTAATCAATTCTATGATATGTGTAAAAATCATGGAGTATCATTTAATAATATTACACAAGCTATTGGTGCTGACCCACGAATTACATATTCACATATGCAGGTTCCAGGACCAGATGGTAGACGAGGTTATGGTGGTGCATGTTTCCCTAAGGATACTACTGCTTTACTTGATTTTTCAAAGGGTAAATTTACTCAATTAGATACTACAATCAAAGCTAATAATGCATATAGATCTTTATATGAATTAGATGCCAGAGAAAAAGAACAAAAAGTTCAATTTTAGGGTTTACTTTTGACAAGAAATATGTTATAATATACATATGTATTTAATATTATGGAGAAATAAATGAGCAATAAAAATATGCATATTGATAAGTGGTTTGATGATAGAGGCATTACTGAAAATGGTAAACCAATGGCTCAAGCAATTAAGACATTAGAAGAAGTTACTGAACTCTTTGATGCTTTAAATAAGAATGATGAGCATGAAGTAATGGATGCTATTGGTGATATTTATGTAACATTAAGAGGGGTTTGTTTAACGTATGGTATCAAAATGGAAGATTGTATCGATCAAGCATATAATGAAATTAAAGACCGGAAAGGGCATTTGACTCCTGAAGGAACATTTGTGAAGGAGAAGTAAATGAGCATAATGGATAAATTAAAGAAGAATAGTAGAATTAAAGATACAGCAATTCTATCTAAATCTAAACTATTCTCTGGTAAGGATATGGTACCCACAAAGGTACCGATGATTAACGTTGCATTATCAGGTGATCCTGATGGTGGACTAAGTTCCGGACTAACAGTGCTAGCAGGGCCTTCGAAGCATTTTAAGACTTCGTTTGCCTTACTAATGGCCGCAGCCTACTTAGATAAGTATGAAGATGCTGTTTTGTTATTCTATGACTCAGAGTTTGGTTCTCCGCAACAATATTTTCAAAGCTTTGGTATTGATACCAATCGTGTACTTCATACACCTATTAAGAATGTAGAAGAACTTAAGTTTGATGTTATTAATCAAATGGAGAATATCGAAAAAGATGAAAAAGTAATTGTTGTTATTGACTCTATTGGTAACCTTGCTTCTAAGAAAGAATTAGATGATGCAATGGCAGAGAAATCTGTTGCTGATATGACACGTGCTAAAGCCCTTAAAGGTTTATTTAGAATGGTTACACCTTATTTAACTATGAGTGATATCCCACTTATTGCTATTAATCATACTTACCAAGAAATTGGATTATTCCCTAAGGCTATTGTATCAGGTGGAACAGGAATTTACTATTCAGCCGACAATATCTGGATTCTTGGTAGACAACAAGAGAAGAAAGGTACTGAGATTAAAGGTTATAACTTTATTATCAATGTAGAGAAGTCAAGATTTGTTAAAGAGAAGAGTAAGATTCCAATTTCTGTAACTTGGGAAGGTGGTATTGCCCCTTACTCTGGGCTACTCGGCGCTGCTATGGAAGGTGGGTTTGTTGTTAAGCCTACAATGGGTTGGTATGCAAGAGTTGATACAAGCACAGGTGAAGTTGAAGATCAAAAAGTTAGGGAAAAGGATACTCTTACTAAAGAATTCTGGGAACCTGTATTTAATAATACTGGATTTAAAGATTATTTAAAGGAGAAGTACCAAGTAGGCCATGCTGAAATGATTAAGGGCACTGAATGAATTTAGAGACTTTAATATTACGTAACTTAATTCATGATGACAATTATACAAGTACTGTAATACCACATTTAAAGCCTCATTATTTTGATGTCCCTCATAGGATAATCTTTAAAGAGATTGTCAATTTTGTGGCTCAATATGAGAAACTTCCTAATTCTGAAGCATTATCTATTGAACTTCAAAAGAATACGGATATACCTCAAGCATCAGTTGGGGAAGTGTTTTCTATTGTAGGTACTTTAAATGATGATATTAAGGATACCAATAAGGATTGGTTAATTGCTCAAACAGAGAAGTGGTGCCAGGATAGATCTATCTATTTGGCTATCATGGAATCAATTGAAATTATTGATGGTAAGCATGATACACTTCAAAAGAATGCATTACCTGAGTTATTGAGTGATGCTTTATCTGTGTCATTTGATACTAATATTGGTCATGACTATATTGATAACTCTGATGAGCGATATGACTTCTACCATAGAGAAGAAGAACATTTACCATTTGACCTAGAAATGTTTAATAAGATCACTAAAGGTGGATTAGTCAATAAGAGTTTAAATATTGCTCTTGCTGGCACAGGTGTTGGTAAATCTCTCTTTATGTGTCATGTTGCAGCAGGTGCTTTAACACAGATGAAAAATGTGTTATATATATCTATGGAAATGTCTGAAGAAAGAGTAGCAGAGCGTATTGATGCTAATCTAATGAATGTTCCTATTGACCAACTTGAAAACTTAAGTAAAGATATGTTTGATAAGAAACTTCATAAGATAACAAATGGTGGTATTGGTAAGTTAATTGTTAAAGAATACCCTACTGGGGCTGCTAATGCATCTCACTTTAGGGCATTGCTTAATGAGTTAAAGTTAAAGAAGGACTTTGTGCCTGAATTAATTTGTGTAGACTATTTAAATATTTGTGCATCTAGTAGAATGAAAGCAGATGGTGCTGGTGGTTCTTATCAATATGTTAAGGCAATTGCTGAAGAGTTACGAGGCTTGGCTATTGAGAATAACCTACCTATCCTATCAGCAACTCAAACAACAAGAGGTGGTTATGGTAACTCTGATGTAGGACTCGAAGATACTTCTGAGTCATTTGGTTTACCTGCCACGGCTGACTTAATGTTTGCTCTTATTTCTACCGAGGAGTTAGAAAATATGAACCAGATGATGGTGAAACAATTGAAGAATAGATATAATGATCCAACAGGAGCTACTAAAAAGTTTGTCGTTGGAATTGACAGAGCCAAGATGAGACTATATGATGTTGAAGACTCTGCCCAGTCTCTAAACTTAGGCACTACAACAGGTAGTAACAATGATAATAATTTTGAAGGATTTAGTGTATAATGAAAAGTAATAATATAAAAGGAAGTGTGAAGAACCCAAGTGTAGAACATCAGGATTCTTTTACCAGGGCTAGATTGGTTAGTTTCTCTCAACCAAGTGATGAATTTAAAGATGAAGGTCTTGATGATGTAATGGATTTAGTAGCATTCTGTGCTAGGGTAAGTAATCCATCGAATCAGTTTAATAAAGAAACTGCCGAGCAGCTTATTAAGTATTTGGTAAAACATCAACATTGGTCTCCTCTTGAAATGGCAAGTGCTTGCATTGAAATTGAAACAACAAGAGATATTGCTCGTCAAATCTTAAGACACCGATCATTTTCTTTCCAAGAGTTCTCTCAACGATATGCTGATCCTACTAAGGACTTATCATTTATGTTACGTGAGGCAAGGTTACAAGATACAAAGAATAGACAAAACTCTATTGAAAATGATGATGAAACATTAAGTGCTATGTGGAGAATTAAGCAAGAGAAGGTTATTAAAGCTGCTCTTGAAGCTTATGACTTTGCCATTAATAATGGTATTGCCAAGGAACAAGCTAGATGTGTGCTCCCAGAAGGTAACACTATGTCAAGAATGTATATGAATGGAACCATCAGAAGCTGGATTCACTATATTGATTTAAGAAGTTCACACGGAACCCAAAAAGAACATATTGAAGTTGCTCGTGAATGTGCTAAAGCTATTGCGGAGATTTTTAAGTTATGAATATTATTGGTAAATATAAAGAAAAGGTAAAATCATTATTAAAACCTAAGCCTGATTATGAAAAAATGTATAATGAAGAAAGAAAGAATGCTGAACACTGGGAGTTTAAATACAATAAGCTATATAGACAATTAGGTGCTATCATTAAAGAAAGTAATCAATAATTATTGCAAAATGGTTAACATATTCCTGCTAGTTGTGTTATAATATACATATAAACAATAAAAAGGAGTTAAAAATGAAAAAACTAATATTATTAACATCAATTGCTTTACTAGCATCTTGTAGTTCAACTGGTGGCAATTATTATGCAACTGATAACTATGGTTTAATTAGCAATGTTGGTAATTCATTAAGTGCCAATAAGTCTTATTCATATCAACATGTTGAAATGGATGGTGAGTTAGTAGAGAGATTTGAATTAAGACATGGTGATTGTGGTACTGATTATAAATCTGACTATACTGATTGTGGTAGAGGCAAGGGTAGACAAGAAGTAGACACCCAAACAACCGAACATGAAGTTATTGAAGTATTAGACTATACAAAACCTAATATAGTATGGTATTCATACTCAATTTACTTCCCTAAAGATTATGAAAATTATCAAAGGGATTATAATGGAATATCCACTATTTATGGTCAGGTTAAGTTGTATGGATGGGATATGCCAATGTGGAGTGTAAAGGGTGTGGAAGATGGACTTATGTTTGAAGCAGATACCTCAGGTGGTACATGTATCATTGCCCCTTGGGAAGAGGTTAAAGGAAGATGGACTAATATTACAGTAAGGGCAGATTATGATACTAAACATCGTGTTAATGCTCCTAACGGGTATATGTTTGATCCAAAAACAGACTATTCATATGCTGATGTTTGGGTAAATGGTGAACAAGTACCGGGGTGTATTACCTTTCAACCACTACTCAATAGTTGGACTCCAGGTCAATCCAGAAAACCTGATATGAGCAATAGAGTTCACTTTAAGCATGGTATCTATAGTACATTTGCTGATAAATATTTTCCACCACAAGTGGTGTATTACAAGGATATTAAAATACATAAATGATAATGAAACAATGGTGTGTGTTATTCCATGATGGCTCAGGTAAAGTTGTCTTGGGTCATTCAAAAGAACATATTAGACAAAAATTTAACAACGTGAAAAGCGTATTTGAAATGGGAAGGAAAACATGAGCAAAACAATGATTGATGGCATCGTATCAAGAGGCCAAAAGAGTAGAGATTTGAATGGTAATAGAATTGTAAAGAAATCTATGTCGCACGGTACATATAGATGTAAGCGACATCCAAATTCAAAAAGATGTCAGAGTTAGTTGATTGGTTAAACATTATTGCAATTATTATACTACTTGGTATAGTAGGTATAGTAATGGCAGTATTTATTTTATTATGGACACCATTTCTTTTATTAGGAATGGCATTGGATTATTATGACAGCAGAAAAACTATACGATAAGTGGTCATTCGTAGAAAAAGATTTAGATCAAGACCAGTGGTATGTTAAATTAACCGGTGGTAAATATCATGGGGTTGTATATAACTATAACTCTATTAAAGCAAATGAAACCACAGAGTCAATTGACTTTGATTATGAAGTTGTTGATTGGTTAGATGATAACCCTCACGGTGAACCTGAGTTTAATCAAGTAGCAGGTGATATACTTCAACTTGTGTTGAAAGATGCAATGGAAGCAGGTGATTATGTATTAGGTGATAAAGGTGAATCAAGAAGCACTGATAATACTAGCTGAAGAGTGTGCTGAAATCCAGCAAGCCGTTGCTAAGATTCAGCGATTTGGTGATGATGACAAGAACGTTAGACAATTAGAAAATGAAATTGGTGATGTTCTTGCCATGATTGCTATTCTTGGTCATGAACATGATATAGACCATGACGTAGTTCTGCGACGTGTTCCTGCTAAACTTCGTAAATTAAAGAAATGGAGTTCCATTAATGATCTTGATGACATAATCAAAAGTTTATAAATAACACTATAAGTATTAATAATAAAATATATGAAATCATTTAAGCATCATTATTTAACCGAAGGTAATACATCAAAGGCCTTTGATATGGAGCATGTAATTGTTTCTAGTGCTGGAGGCCCTTCATTTAAATCTAAATCTATTAAACCTGAGATTGGCGATAAGATTGTTAGCTCTTTGAAATTAATAGGTAAAGGATCATTCCCTGCCAATAGTTATCCGGCATCTAAAAGATGGAATGAACATTTCCCATCAGGTGCAAAAGGGTCAACACTCACACCAAAGACTGATTTTATTATTGGTAAGAAAAAGATATCTTTAAAAACAGGTGATGCACAACTAATGAGTGGTGGGAAAAATGAAGCATCAGCTACATTTTCTGTTGCGGCAGAAATGTCAGGTACTCAATTAGATAAAGCCATTATGGATATGCAAAAGCATATCGAAAATTTATTACCTAATACTGATATGACTAAATTAGATATTAAAGGTAGTAAAACAGAATTAACAAAGAAAGGTATGTTTAAAGACATTGATATTCTTAAAAAAGCTGATGATGCACATCATGCGTTTAAAAATGATTTAAGAAAATTATTTGCTTCTAATGCAGCATTTGCAAATGCTTTTGTATTTGAAGCAATGACTGGCCAAGTTAAATTTGGTAATAATCCAGGTACTGCAGATAACTTTTTAGTTACAGACTATGATGGTAATGCTACTATACATACTGTAACATCGATGGGGGATTCATATGTTAAGAAGATAGCCAAACAGGTTAAGCCTGATGTTAAATTCAAATCATCTCAAAAGACTGCATCTGCTCATAAATCAATTGAAAACCCTAAAGGTAAGACTGGATATTATACATTTTGGAGTGCTGTAGGTATTGGTATCAATATGGTAGTTAATGAAGCACTTGAGGATAGTAAAGATGATATGTTAACTGAAGGTTGGATTAAAGATGTAGTATCTAAAATTAAGAATTGGTTTAAGAAATTCTGGGCTAACATTAAGAAACAAATTGGGGACTCCTGGAGTAATCTAATGGAGTTCGCTGGGGTGTTACCAGAAGTTACTTTTAACAATACACCAAAATGGTAACATTTAAATCATACATTACAGAAGGTAAAAACGACAAGGCCATATTCCATGTTGTCTTTATGGCAGGTGGCCCTGGTTCTGGTAAGTCTTATATCAATAAGAAACTAGGCCTTAGAGCTTTAAACTTTGTTGATATTAACTCAGATTCTGCATTTGAACATGCCATGAAGAAATCCCTATTAGACCTTAACATGCCGAAAGGCCAAGACTATGCTAGGGATATTGTTAGGGGCCTTGCTAAGAAAACTACAATGAAAAAGAAAGGTCACGCACTCGATGGTAGACTAGGTATGGTCATCGATGGTACTGGTGCAAAGGCTAATAAGATTCAACAAATGGTTGATGACTTTACTAAGTTAGGTTATGAATGTGCCATGGTGTTTGTAGATACTGATCAACAAACTGCTCTTGATAGAAATAACCAAAGGGAAAGATCATTAAGGGCTTCTCTTGTTACTAAGATGTGGAAGGAAGTACAAGACAATAAGCCAACTTTTAAGAAATTATTCAAGGAACATTTTTATATTATTGATAATTCAGATGGTGCAGACGGCACAGATATAAATAAAGTTTATTCTAAACTAGCTACTTGGTCTAAGAAGTTACCAAACAATCCTCAAGTTAAAGCTTGGATGGACGCAAACTAATGAAATCATTTAAAGAACACTTAAACGAAAATGCACCGGCCCTTAGGTTTAAAGATTTATTACCTAAGAAGATTAAACATAAGCTTAACTTATTACTTAAGAAAGATAAGTATAAGGCAGCAATTAAAATGAAACATGAGATACATCGAAAGTATCCAGATTATTCAGAGGCTAAGATACTGCGAATAGTTTCTGATTTTACCCACATTAAACTTAAAGAACTTAAAGCTGTATTAAATAGAAAAACCAGATATGAAGAAGTTTAAAAGCTATATTACAGAAGCTAAGAATACCCACATGGGTCATATTGAAGATGCTGTTATCGATGGTGGTGTTGACGGTACTAGAGCAGCTATTAACGCATTAAGAGACTTGAGGAATATGTTAGGAGGTCATACAAATGACACAAAAGCAGTCACAGTTAAATGGGATGGAGCCCCTGCAGTATTCTGTGGAATCGACCCGAGCGACGGAGAGTTTTTTGTCGCGAAAAAGGGAATTTTTAACAAAGAACCTAAAGTGTATAAGTCATTTAATGATATTGATGATGATACTTCAGGTGACTTATCTGATAAGCTTAAAGTTGCTTATACTGAATTAAAGAAGTTAGGTATTAAGAAAGGTGTATATCAAGGTGATATTATGTTCACCAAAAATGATTTAAAGAAGGCTACTATTGATGGAGAGAAATACATAACATTCCATCCAAATACTATTGTATATGCAGTACCAGTAGCTGATGCTAAAGAGATAACACAAGCTAAGATTGGTGTTGTATGGCATACGAAGTACACAGGGGCAACCTTTGATACTATGTCTGCTTCATTTGGAGTTAAAGGAAATGAGTTTAAAAAGGTATCATCAGTATGGAGTAAGAGTGCTGACCTTCCTGAAGTACCTATGGCAACACTCACAAAGAAAGAAACTGATGCAATATCTAAACACATTTCTCTTGCAGGTAAGATATTTCAAAAGATATCAAGTGGTGTACTTAAGGATGTTTCAACCAATAAAGAGATTAATCTATATATTAATACATTTAGAAATACTAAGGTTAGAGCTCAATCAGAAATTAAGAACACAACAACCCACGTTAAGGAATTGATGACTTGGATACATAATAGGTACGATAAAGAAATTGATAAACTTAAATCTGACAAGGGTAAAGCACGTAAGAATGCTAAGAAGATTGAAGCACTTGAATGGTTCAATAAAGAAAATACAAAGAATTTAATTCTTATGTTCGATATGCAAAATCATTTGGTTGATGCCAAAAGAGAATTACTTAAGCATCTTAATAAGATGGATAGTATAAATACCTTTGTGAAAACAAAAGATGGTTATAAGGTTACCGGTGCTGAAGGTTATGTTGCAATTGATCATTTAACCAATGGTGCTGTTAAAATCGTTGATCGAATGGAGTTTAGTTTTAATAACTTCTCTAAGGATATAATTAAAGGGTGGGAGTCCGAGTCAAGAGGATGATTAAAGGTTTTAAGGAACATTATTTAAAAGAAGCAGCTTCTGAAGAGATTATTATTACGTTTGGTAGATTTAATCCACCAACGAATGGTCATGAGAAATTACTCGATGTGCTTGCTAAAAACTCTAAGGGTTCCAAGTATAGAGTATATGCTTCTCAATCAGAAGACAAGAAAAAGAATCCATTAGCCTTTACTGATAAGATTAAATTTATGAGAAAGATGTTTCCTAAACACGCAAGGGCTATTATATTAGATAAGAAGGTACGTAACTTCTTTGATGCACTTGTTATTGCATACAATGATGGGTATAAGAAATGTACTATTGTTGTTGGTTCGGATAGAGTATCTGAATTTGATAAGGTATTAAATAAGTATAATGGGAAGAAGGCCGGCCATGGTTTTTATGACTTCGATGGTGGAGTTAATGTAGTCTCGGCTGGTGAACGCGACCCTGACTCTGATGATGTATCAGGTATGTCTGCTTCTAAACTGAGAGCAGCTGCGAAGGACAATGACCTTATTACATTTACAAAGGGTATGCCTAAAGGATTCAAAGGCGCCGAGGCGTTAATGAATGCGGTTAGATCCGGTATGGGTCTTAAAGAACACTTCTCTTTCAGAAAAGATATTAAATTAGGTAGAACATCATACATCAGAGAGAAATATATTGATGGTGATCTATTTAACTTAGAAGATAATGTAGTGGTTGTTGAAACATGTGAGACAGGCACTATAAATAAACTATGTAGCAATTATGTAGAAGTTAAATTGGATGAATCAAAAGAAACAAAGAACTTTTGGCTCTCCGATATTTGTTTAAATAAGGAATAAGAATATGGCACATACAAGAGTAGGTTGGTTAGCAAACGCAACAATGAAGGACAATGGTATCTTCGCAGACAATGGTGAAATGTTAGTATCAGGTAAGTTTGATTCTGATGCACAAGCAGCATTTAATCCAAAAGCAGCTAAAAAAGAAACTAAGAAAGCAAAGAAAAAATCTGAAGACTAATACATTATGAGATTATATTATGAAATTAACAAAAGACAACTTTGAGCTATATGCTTCTAAGCACTATCAAAGAAGTAAATGGGTAACGACTGAAGAATTTAAAGGTGATTTAGCTCGTTTCAAATATGTTAATAGATTGATTAATAGATATTATAGGGATGATGATTTAAAAGAAAGACTTATACTTAATCATATTATTATTTTGGCTAATGGATTTGGCCCAGGGCCAACTGCAAAGATGTTAATGATTAAAATGGATGATTGTTTAAAGCCAATTATTAAATCTTTCTTAATTTATCTTAACTATTTACCAGATGAACTATATGTTGATATTCCATTAGATTCAACTATTATTAATGTATTAAGAAAACTATGAGTAAAGCAGTAGATTTATATTTTAGCTTTAGATTTTTAAAGTTATTAACAACCAAATGGAAAGATACAGATGCTTTCTCTGAAGGTGTTATAGACTCTAAAGGTAAGCTACTTATTAAAGTAAAAGATCTTGAAACAACTGCTCAGAAGGATTCATACTCTGTATTCCATAGATTGGTCTTTAACATTAAGAGACTTATTGAAAGGGTTCCATTTGGATCATCACAAATTAAATCATACGCCGCGGCTCTATTCTTAATCAGAGAAGAAACTGGTATGGATGAGGAAAATATCTTATCTATTTTATCAGAATTAGGTGTTGATACCGACCTATATATCACTGAAGACTCTGAGCTCTTTGAAGTAGGTGATTATATATTGAATGAAGATATATATGGAGCTTCAAAGGGCACACCAATCACCATTAGTGATACAACAAGTGTGGGTTTCTTCTCTGGAATCCCTATATATAAAACTACAAACAACTTATATATTACCTCAAATAATATTAAATAAGGGTTTACTTTTAACCTAAAATGTGATATAATATAACTATATTACTTGAATTATAGACTATAAATTATGAACCTAGAAGTGACAAAAAGGGATGGTCATAAAGAACCATTTCACCTATCAAAAATCCACAGAGTCCTAGACTGGGCATGTGAAGGTATTACAGGTGTATCAGTATCAGAAATTGAGCTTAAAGCAAATGTTCAATTATATGATAACATGGATACAGACCACATCCACGAGTTACTTATTAAAAGCTCGGCTGATTTAATATCAGAACAAACTCCAAATTACCAATTCGTCGCGGCACGCCTAGTTAATTATAAGCTTCGTAAGCATGTGTATGGTCAATTCGAACCTACCGATGTATGTTCGCATATTGAAAATAACATTGCCCTTGGTGTATATGATGATGATATTCTTAACCATTATACCAAAGCAGAATTACAGTATGTAACTGATGAAGTTATTAAGCATGAGAGAGACATGGACTTTACTTATGTTGGGATGGAACAATTCAGAGGTAAATACCTAGTTCAAAATAGAACAACAGGTAAGATTTATGAAACACCACAAATGTTATATGCTATGATTGCTTTAACATTGTTTGCTTCTTATAATGGTAAACGTATGAAGTATGTAAAAGACTTCTATAATGCCATTTCACAATTTTACATTTCGTTACCAACTCCCATCATGGCTGGGGTGCGTACACCGACAAGACAATTTTCATCTTGTGTGGTACTTGAGTCTGATGACTCATTAAACTCTATTAATGCCACAGCTTCATCTATTGTCCAATACATTTCAAAGAAGGCTGGTATTGGTATCAATGCGGGTAAAATTAGAGCTGTTGGTTCACATATTGGAGATGGTTCTATTGCCCACACAGGAGTGATACCATTCTTAAAGTATTTTAAAGCAGCTGTTAAATCATGTTCTCAAGGTGGTGTAAGAGGTGGGGCCGCAACAGTATATTTCCCGCTATGGCATTTAGAGTTTGAAGACCTTGTTGTATTAAAGAACAATAAGGGTACAGAGGAAACTCGTGTACGTGAACTTGACTACTGTTTCCAATTCAATAAGTTAATGTATGAAAGACTATTGACTGGTGGTAATATTACGTTCTTCTCTCCAGATGAAGTACCTGGTTTATATGAAGCCTTTGCTGAAGATCAAGATGAGTTCAAACGCTTATATGAGAAGTATGAAAAGAAAAGAAACATTCGTAAAAAGACATTGCCAGCCCTTGAAGTATTTTCTAAGTTCTTAACAGAAAGAAAAGAGACCGGAAGAATATACTTACAGAATATAGATCATGCAAACACTCATGGTTCATTCGATGAAGCAGAAGCTCCTATTAAACAAAGTAACTTATGTTGTGAGATTAATCTTCCAGCCTCAGGCCTTGATGATTATAATGATGATGAGAGTGGTGAAATTTCTTTATGTACATTAGCAGCAATCAATTGGGGTATGATTAATGATCCTAAAGACTTTGAAAAGTATTGTGACCTATCAGTAAGAGCATTAGATGCATTACTTGATTATCAAAGCTATCCTGTTAAGGCAGCAAAAACATCTACCTTTAATAGAAGACCTCTTGGTGTAGGTATCATTAACTTTGCTTACTTCCTTGCGAAGAGAGGTCTTAAGTATAATGATGAAGCATTAGAAACTGTCGATGAATATGCAGAGGCTTGGTCATATTATCTTATTAAGGCTTCTAATAAATTGGCACAAGATAAAGAAGCATGTCCTAAGTCATGGCAAACAAAATACTCTGAAGGAGTATTGGCAATTGACACATATAAGAAAGAAGTTGATGAATTGGTTAAGCCACAGGAAAGAATGGATTGGGGTTCGCTTAGAGAAGATTTAAAAGAGTTTGGCATTCGTAACTCAACTCTTATGGCTCTTATGCCAGCAGAGACAAGTGCTCAAATATCCAATAGTACAAATGGTATTGAACCACCAAGAGCTTTAGTAAGTTATAAACAAAGTAAAGATGGTGTTATGGCTCAAGTAGTACCTGGTATTCATAACCTTAAAAACAAATATGATCTTCTTTGGGACCAAGAGAGCCCGGAAGGTTATTTAAAAATTATGGCAGTGCTTCAGAAGTATATCGATCAAGGTATCTCTGTTAACACCAGTTATAATCCGGAACATTATGAAGATAATAAAATCCCTATGAGTGTAATGCTTAAGGATCTTATTACATTTTATAAGTACGGTGGGAAACAACTATATTATTTTAATACGAATGATATGGCTGGTGATGTGAGTGACGATGATTGTACATCATGTAAAATTTAGGAGAAATATATTATGTTAGAAAGAACAAGTAACGGGTATTTAGTAGACCCATCAATTTGGTCAGAAGAGATCATGCATGAAATGGCAAAGGAAGATGATATTGTATTAACTGAATCTATGGTTAATCAAATCTTAAAGGCTAGAGAGTATTTTGATGAGAATTCAAGTGTACCACCAATTAGAACATTTTCTAAATACGTTGGTATTGATAAGAAGATTCTATTCAAAGAATGGTTAACTGGCCCTATGAAGCCTATTACAAAGTATGGTGGAATGCCCCAACCGACGGGTTGTGTGTAAAATAAGGGTTTACTTTTGAACGAAAATGTGTTATAATATATTATATAAACACTATAAATAAATTAGCTATTCATTGAATAGCAATGTTTTTCAACAATGGGAGTTGAGAACATCCGAAATGATGTTAAACTATTTTTTAACAATATAGGAGAAATCTATGTTAGATAAAGTTGTAGGCTGGATCAAGGCCGGAACTGAAGCAGGTGTAGCATTAATTGCTTTTGCAATTGTATTACAAGTAATCTTCGGTGGAACTGTACCGTTTGTTGGTGGTGATATCATCGCTACTATTACTGGTATCGTTGCTCAACTTGGTGCTCAAGGTCTAGTTGGTCTTGTTGCGGCTGCTGTACTATACAAGATCTTCGATAAGTAAGATGTGAGAAATCCGTTGAAATATACGGGTCAGTTTTATTAGTTTTTCTGCATAACCCAAAGAACTAAGAACCACTTTCAGACTGAGGATCCTCGGTCGCTATAATGGAAGATAAGGATTGGCTAAAGTCGATTGAGTGCTTCCACCTAATTTGGTATAAGGCGTGGGTTATAACCATAGCCTTTACCATTTACTCTTTATTGGAGTTATGTAGGACACGAGTTCAATTCTCGTCGACTCCACCAATGAAGGCATTGTTCCCCGCAGTGTCTTCTTTAGTGGGGTTGCTAGGTTTCGACTAGGTAACAGAAGATTTAGAGTTGTAAGACCAAGTAAACGCAAACGCAAATACTTACAGTTTAGCTGCTTAGGACCGGCTAATGGGGATTTAGGCAGGGTGTTCCTTATTATCAAAACACCCTCCAACAAATTATAGGGGATTATATTATGCATTCAGTATTTCAAATTAATACTAAAGACTATTTAACTAAAACAATGTTCTTTGATGAACCGGTTGATATCGCTCGATACGACCAAGTTAAATATCCACATATCCAAAAGTTACAGGAGAAAATGTCTTCATTCTTTTGGACACCAGATGAGATTGATGTTACAAAGGATAAGATTGACTTTAATAAGTTAACCGAGTCTGAACAACATATCTTTACTGCTAATCTTAAAAGGCAAATACTACTTGACTCTGTTCAAGGTAGATCCCCTAACATTGCATTACTTCCGATTTGTTCTTTACCAGAGGTAGAGTTACTTATTGAAACGTGGGCATTCTTTGAGACGATTCATTCTAAATCATATACACATTTAATTAGAAATGTATACCCTAATCCATCAATGGTATTTGATGAAATGGTAACCATTAAAGAGATTGTAGAATGTGGAGATGATGTAAGTAAACACTATGATGCTCTTATTAATTTTAAAGGGAAGTATGGGTCATACGAACATAAGAAAGCTTTATATTTAACAATGATGTCTATCTTTATTTTAGAAGGTATCAGATTCTATGTTTCATTCGCATGCTCTTGGGCCTTTGCAGAACTTAAGAAAATGGAAGGCAACGCTAAGATTATTAAGATGATTGCAAGAGATGAGAATACTCACTTGTCTGCCTCTATACATATTATCAAAGGTCTTATGAAAGAAGATGAAGACTATGTTAAGATCAAAGATGAAACTGAAGATGAAGTGATGGGTATGTTTGCCTCAGCAATTGAACAAGAAAGAGATTGGTGTGACTACCTATTTCAAGGTGGTTCAATGATTGGTCTTAACTCTAGTTTATTAAAAGAATATATAGAATGGATTGCATCAAAAAGAATTAAAACTGTGGGTTACTCTGTACCTTTTCATGTTAGTAAAGCTAACCCATTACCATTTACTGAAAAATGGATTGGTGGTGGTAATGTACAGGTAGCACCCCAAGAAACTGAAATCACCTCTTATGTAATTGGTGGTGTTAAACAAGACGTAGAAGAAAATACTTTAAAAGGATTAAGTTTATGAAGAATATTATATGGACAACTAAGTACTGTCCATTTTGCGATAAAGCAAAGAAGATGATGGAAGACAGAGGGATGACATTTGAAACTAGATTAGTTGATGGCGAAATGTGGACCTTAGATAATTTATTAACCTATGCACCAGATGCTAGGACCTATCCTCAAGTATGGTTAGGCGAAAAACATATTGGTGGATGTGATGACCTTGAAGCCCACTTTGCATTACAGGAGATGGGAATAAATGGTTTGTGAACAATGTAATTCAGAATATGAAATTCTGGTTGATGTTGATGGCAAAGAGATGGTATCAGCGCCTGAAATGGAGATTGAAACTCCTTATTGCCCGTTTTGTGGATGTGAATGTGAGGACTGGCGAGATGGATTCGACGAAGTGGACGTATGAAGGTAAAGAATTTACCTCAGATGATATCAACGAGTATTATGGTTTTATTTACCGTATCACTAATTTGGATAATGGCCATGATTATATTGGACGTAAGTACTTCAAGAGTAAACGAAAGCTTAAACCACTTAAAGGAAAAAAGAATAAGCGATCTAAAATTGTTGAAACCGACTGGCAAGATTATTATGGCTCAAGTAAAAGATTATTAGAAGACATCGAGTTATTAGGTAAAGAAAACTTTAAGAGAGAAATAATTGAGTTGTGCTTGACACGGGGCAACACAAATTATGCTGAATTAGTATGGCAAGTGAAGGAAGATGTATTATTAAGAGAAGACAACTACAATGGTATTATTGCTATTAAGATAGGTGTTGGATCAGTGAAGAATTATATAATGGAGAATAAAGA